AACTGGCTCTTTTGGCCCGTCAACTTGCTGAGAATCCAAAAACTCGCAAAGCTTTCTTACGTTTAACAAAAGAAGCTAAGCCAGATATGCCGATTCCTGAACTCGAAATTGAAGACTCAACCAATTCCGCTGTTCAGAAAGCAAATGACCGAGTTGCTCACCTTGAAGCAAGACTCCAACAAAGAGATGCGATGGAGGAATTGAACAAGCGCCGCAGCAAGCTAAAAGAAAAAGGCTTGGTTGATAGCGACGAGCAGATTGAAGAAGTGGAGAAAATGATGCTGGAAAAAGGCATTACTAACCACGAAGTTGCTGCTGATTACTGGAAGTACATGAATCAATCCGCTGCACCAACACCAACTGGATATAATCCGTCTGCGATTAACAAGTTTGACTTGTCAGCATACTGGAAGAATCCGGTTCAAGGTGCGCGTAATGAGGCAGCAAAAGCATTATCGGAGTTACGGCGCAATCCTAAACCGTTAGGGTTGTAATTTAAGTAGGGGATGTTTTTAGATCGGAGATAGATTATGCCTATTGGTGGCGGCATTCTTCCGGCTTCGGGTTCCACTCAATTTACTGAGTTGACCTACGTTACCCGTAGGGCATTTATCCCGAAGCTGGTAGTACAACTTTATAATTCGACACCGCTCATGGCGGCACTGATTGCTAACAGTCAGTCTGCTTCTGGTGGTGTTTCCTCTGTAACTGTACCTGTTCAGGGTTCTCAGTTCGTAAACGCTCAATGGTCAGACTACAGCGGCTCGTTCGCTCAGCCTTCTGTCCAACAGGGTGCTTACAACGCTGAATTCAACCTGAAGCTGATGATTGCGCCAGTACCGTTCCTCGGTATGGAAGGCGCAGTTCAGCAAGATGCAGCCGTTATTCCTCTGATCGAAGCGCGTATGAATGACGCGACTAACGTGATGATGGATGCGATGGCTACATCCCTGTACAACAACACGACAAACACTCAGCAGTTCACAGGTTTACCTGCTGCTGTGTCTGATTCGGGAACTTACGGCAATATTGATCGTTCTACCTACACTTGGTGGAAATCGAAAACGTATGCTGCTGGTTCTGTAAACCCAACTCGTCAGAACATCCTTCAGTACATTTCCGGTACAGTCAAAAATGGCGCAGAAGTGCCTACGTTTGGCGTATGTGGCTTTGGTACTTGGACGTTGCTGGCACAAGATTATGTCGGTCAAGAGCAATACGTCTTAACACCGGGTTCCGGTTTTGATGGCGATGCAAATGGCCCTCAGTCTGGCTTCCGCGCTTTGATGGTTGCTGGCGTTCCTATTTATCCTGATCCGTACTGCCCTGAAGGAACGGTTTACTTCCTGAACAGCAACTACCTGTCGCTCTATATCCATGAGCAGGGTTCGTTTGTCTTTACAGGTTTTGAATCGACACTTCCTAACTGGCAGATTGGTTATGTTGGTGCTGTGCTGATGATCGCTGAACTGGTCAACACTAAGCCCAAATCCATGACCAAGGTGACAGGCTATAACTCGCTCACATTGTAAGGAGAAATAGTCATGTCTAGTAAAATCCTCGTAGCTGGCGCATCAACTAACGCTGCTGGTGCATTCCTTTTGGCTTATTCATTAGGTAATGCAACAGCAACTATTCCTGCTGGCGATTACTACATTGCTCCAACTGCTAACGTCACTATCGAACTAAATACGAATACAAGCGGAAACATTAGCAATGCTTCGTATGCAGTTGTAGTTGCCAATAATACTGGCGGCTACTTTATCGCTGATGGCGTAAACATTCGCGCTAATGTTCTTGCTGGTACACCGACCATTACTCTGTTCCAAGTGAATCAGGGTCAAGCGGTTAGTGAGACTTACGCATAAGGAGCCAACATGAATGCTAACCATGTAGGTTCGTTGTTCCCTAATGGGTTTGGTAATTTTGCACTTGGTCGTGCTGTAACCGTTAATGTCGGTACAGTTGCCAATGCCGCTGTCCAAATCCCTATTGTGGGTGCAAGTTCATACATTGTTCGCAGGATTACGGTAGCTAATGCAAGCAAGTCGATTGCGACTGCAAATGTGACTGTTACCACGTCTAACGATGGTAATGTTTCAAATGCAGTTGCATCGCTGACAACGCTTAGCAACGTAACTAGCACCTCTACGTATCAAGACTTAACTCTTGCTGCTGGTGCTAATACTACTGTTTACACGGCTGGTTCGTTGTACGTCAACGTACCCGTTGCGGTATCTGGTGGAACTTGCGACATTGTAGTTTACGGAGATGTGGTAACTCTATGACGACTGTATATGTGACTAACAAGTGGGAAAAAACACTTGTCGATGAATATGCGTACAAGCCATATACGTTCCCTGTGGACGAATCTGTTGAAATACCCGTAGAAATTGCCCGTCACATATTTGGTTATGGTTCTGAAAACAAGGAACCTTTTTTGGCTAGACTCGGTTTTGCTAAAACAATGAATGACATTCCTAGCGGGTTGGAAATTCTTGCAAAATTTAGCATTACCGAATCCAAGCCAGTACAGGATCGCTCCCTATCCCCGGCGATTGACCAAGTACCCCCACCTATCCCTTTGCGGGGGGTGGGGAGAAAAGTCGAAAAAGCCGCTTAGTTATGGCAATTAAATGGCAACTTTATCCGGTTACATCACGGAAGTTCGTAGGCTGCTGCACGATGCCAACGGGAACTTTTATTCTGACTCTGAACTAACGGACTACATTAATGAAGCCCGTAAGCAGACAGTCAGGGATACTGGTTGCCTAAGAAAAATACAAATATCACAAACCCCAATGTCGCCCGTAGCTGGTGGCGCAAATCCAGTTATCTGGACTGCTGGCGCGACTGTCGCTTTAAATGATTATGTATTTTCAAATATCTTTATCTACAAAGTAACTGTAGCTGGTATTTTGGGAGATACAGCGCCGCCTTACCCGGCAGCAAATTACAACTATCCCCCAACAACACCGTTTGCTAACGGAACCGCTACGTTGCAATATGCTGGCAATTGCGAAAAACTAAATTACGCAGCGTTCCCTGATAGTGTAAATACGATTGATATTCTAAATATCAACCTTTATTGGGGAAATAGTCGTATTCCTTTGCAATATTTGCCTTGGACTCAATTCAATGCTCAGCTACGTTATTGGCAAAACTACATAGGTAGGCCAGTAGCGTTCAGTGTTTACGGACAAAAAACAGCATTTATCTCTCCCGTTCCAGATCAGGTTTATACGATTGAAATGGATACGGTTGTGCTGCCAGAAGACCTTGTTACTGGTTCTGAGGTTGATGTTATTGATGAGCCGTACACTACGCCTGTAGCTTTCTACGCCGCACATAAAGCGAAGTTTAAAGAGCAAAGCTACGGCGAAGCTGAAATATACAAACAGCAATATGTTCAAGAAGTTCGCAGTGTTCTGGCAACAACCATGACACGCCGCATTCCTAACCCTTATGGCAGTCCATTTTAATTATGGCTGCGGCTGAACAAAAAAAATCATACAAAGTTATTAAGCAATTTCGTGGCGTGAACACGAAAGCAAACCGTACCGCCCTAGAAGATGGTGAGTTTTCATGGCTAGAAAATGCCATGCCTATTGGTTATGCCAATATTAAGACTGTATCAGGCGAAAAAAATACCGCAGTTACGTTTGGGAATGTAACTACAGCATTACTCTCTGCAAACATTAACAACAAAGACTATCAACTTGCATTCCAAGAAGATGGTCGTTGTGAGTTTGTTGACGTTGAAACAAGTACAAAGGGTAATGTTGCTGTTGCTGGAACATTCTCTAACTCACGCGTCAACATAACGCAGTATAAGGACGAGCGCGTTCTAATTGGCGATCCTACTAATGGCGTTTACAGTTGGGATGGCACTAATCTTGTATCTATCGGTTCAGTTGGATTCATAGGAATTACTAATCGTGGTGCTGGATACACGACTACGCCTTCTATCGTTATTTCTGCGCCTAATGAGACAGGTGGAGTACAGGCTCAAGCAGAAGTGATATTGACAGCAAATGCGGTCACTGGCATTGCCATTACTGAGGCGGGTACTGGCTACACAACTTCTCCAACAGTCACTATATCTGGTGGTGGTGGAACGAATGCAGCGGCAATTGCTGGTGTTACTACGTTTAAGACAGGAACCGTTACTGTTTTTGTTACAAACGGTGGAACTGGCTACACAAATGCGTCTAATACTGTAGTTACCATTAGTGGCGGTGGTGGAACTAATGCTGCTGGCACAGCTATTTTGGCGGGTGGTCAGATAAGCCAAGTGATTATGACCAACAATGGTACTGGATACACTAACGCATCCAATATCACTGTAACTATTAGCGGTGGTGGTGGCTCAAATGCAGCCGCTAGAGCGATTATTAACAGCAACCCTGTTACTGGTATTCAGACATTCTCAGGACGCGCTTGGGTGGCTCAAGGCCGCTCTGTAAGCTACTCTGCTGCTGGCTCATATTCTGATTTTGTTAGCTTGTCTTCTGGCATATTTACGATTACAGACGCAACCCTGCGAAGCAACATCACTCAGTTGCTTTCAGCTAACAACTTTCTGTATATTTTTGGTGAAGACAGCATTAACGTGTTCTCTGACGTTCGGGTAACGGATGCTGGTATTACATTGTTTACAAATACCAACATTAGTGCTTCTGTAGGATCACGTTTGCAGTACGCAATATTCCCGTATTTCCGTTCTGTGCTGTTTATGAACGAGTATGGCGTTTATGCGCTGGTTGGCTCTACAACATCCAAGATTTCTGACCCGCTTGACGGGGTATTCCCTGACATAGACTTCACTACAGCAAGAGTTACGGCTGGTCAGGTATTGTTAAATAACATATTATGTGCCGCATTTAATATAAGATATAACGATTCTGGAACGTATCGTTATGTACAGGCAATATTCTTTGAGAAGAAATGGTTTTTTTCTAATCAAAATAATCTTATCCTAGTATCTTCTATTGCTACAGGCGGTAGGATTAAGTTGTTTGGTACGAACGGCAGCAATTTTGTCGAGTTGTATGGCGATGTTAATGTGCCAGTAAATATTGTTTTAGAAACCGCATTGGACGCTATGGGCGATCCTATTCGGGATAAGCAAGCATTAAAAATAGGTATTGAAGCCACACTAGGATCAACACCTACCACCATGAATGCTTATGTAGATTCAGAGGCGGCACAATCTCCAGTTATTACGTTTGAAAATAGTATTGTTTGGACGAATAATTTGGGAAATGAAATAGATTGGACAAATAATTTAAGTGTAGTTATTGGCTGGCTAGGTGCTGCTTCTTCTGGTGCTGGCTATTATTTGTATAAATCTGATGCTGAAATGTGGGGTAAATATTTAGGTATAACCATTAATAGCACATCAACACCTTTTGTTATTAACGGTTTCCAATTTGAACATGAATTAAGAACGAGGTTCTAAAATGCCAGTGCCAAATACTTTTGCGAATGCAACTACATCAATCCCGTTATCTCAACTTGATACGAACTTTGCTACAGCTATCACGCTTGGTAACACGGCTATCCAACTTGGAAATACTGTTACTACGTTAAATAACATGACGTTAGCTAACGCAACAATTTCCGGTGGAACATCTAACGCAACTTCTTTTGCAAACGTCACCATTACTAGCGGAACTGCTAATGCAGTCACCATAGGTAATGGTACATACACAAACTACACAGAATCTGTCGTAGCTATTGGTACGGTAACAAGCACCAACACTATTGCGTTGAGCAATGGCACAGTGCAAACGGTAACATTAACGGCTTCTACAACGTGTACGTTTACGATGCCAACAGCGACCGCTGGTAAGTCGTTTATTTTAATTATTACTGGTGCTGCTGGTGCTAACGCTACTTTTACTGGTGTTAAGTTTGCTGCTAATACAGCGCCAACAATTACTACTACAGGCAATAAAGACATTTTAAGTTTTATCGCTGATGGCACGAACTGGTACGGAAACTACTCACAGAACTACGCATAAGGGTTTAATAATGTTTGCTTATTCAAAGATTATGCAAGCGTTGGCTGTTGGCGGTGGTGGAACTATAACCATTGTTCAGCGTTTCCTTGCGTCTGGTACGTGGACTGCTCCGACGGGTGTAACGTCTGTTAATTACCTTGTAGTTGCAGGTGGTGGTGGGGGTGGTGTAAGGGGTGGCGCTGGAGCAGGTGGTTTTCGCACAGGCACAGGTTTAAGCGTAACCGCTGGAACTGACTACACAATTACTATTGGCGGTGGTGGCACAGGTGCGTTTAATCAAGATGCTACTCCGGGTGTGGCTTCTACGAATGGTTCAGATTCTATTTTTTCATCCATAACATCTACTGGTGGTGGGAGAGGAGCATCTGATTCAAATGTTCTTAATGCCGCTGGAAATGGTGGTTCTGGAGGTGGAGCAGCCGCTACAAGTGGAACTGCATCTGCCGCAGGAACTGGAAATACTCCATCCACTACGCCAAGTCAAGGAAATAATGGAGGAACTACCACAGCAGGAAACGGCGGTGCTGGCGGTGGCGGCGCAAATGCTACAGGAAGTAATGGCAGTACAAATACTGGTGGAGCTGGTGGAAATGGAACGGCTTCAAGCATCTCAGGAAGTTCTGTGACCTACGCTGGCGGAGCTGGAGGTGGTGGGAATACAACTGGTGGTTCAGGTGGCTCAGGAGGTGGTGGCGCTGGTGGCTCAAACAATGTTGGCTCTGCTGGCACAGCAAATCTTGGTGGCGGTGGTGGCGGTGGAGTTGGTACTACTGCGGGGCAGAAAGGTGGTTCTGGAGGTTCTGGTATTGTCATTCTTTCTTATTTAGTAGCATCACAAACAGTCTTTACATTTAAATCATCTACTACATGGGTATGCCCTACTGGTGTGACTAGCGTTGATTATTTAGTTGTGGCTGGTGGTGGTGGTGGTGGCTCTGGCCCAACTGACGGCGGTGCTGGTGGTGGAGCAGGAGGATTTAGAACTGGCACATCATTAAGCGTAACCGCTGGAACAGAATATACCGTTACTGTTGGCGCTGGCGGCTCAAGCCCTTCTTCTAATCCGGGAAATAACGGTACAGATTCTACTTTTTCTACTATTACTTCAAGCGGTGGTGGCGGGGGTGGTCGCGGAGGTTCAGCAACAAGAACTGGTAAAAATGGCGGGTCAGGTGGCGGTGGGTTTGAATCTACTGGGGTTGGAGGTTCTGGAAATACTCCTTCTACTTCACCAAGTCAAGGAAGTGCTGGTGGTACTGGTGCTGGTGCATCTGGAGTTACAGAAAATTCAGGGGGTGGCGGTGGAGGTGCTAGTGCAGTAGGTTCAAATGCTGGTGGCGCTCCAAACTATAACGGCGGCAATGGCGGTGCTGGAACTGCATCTTCAATTAGTGGTTCGTCTGTAACTTATGCTGGCGGCGGCGGCGGTGGTAGTACCAGTGAGACAGGAACTAGGTCTACTGGCGGTGCTGGTGGTGGCGGTGATGGAAATTTTGGAAATGGAAATGCTGCTAATGCCGGTACTGCAAATACTGGTGGTGGTGGTGGTGGAGCAGAAGGAGCTGGTGGTACTGGCGGTTCTGGCATCGTAATTATCAAAATGAATCAATAGGGGATATTGATGGAAACTAAACTTTACAGAATGTACGGCATTGATGTGGCTATGCAATTGCTACGTCCAAATGCTAAGTGGGAAATATCCAACACGATGTTTACTCGTTGGGAAGACCCAAGACCTTGCCCGTCGTGGGAAGAAGTGCAGTGGGTGATGGATAAAATTCGTGAGTTTGAGGATAGTATTCCTACGATCTGGCTTGATGACGATTTAAAGAAGATGAAAGCTGATGCTGAAGAATTTGAGAAGGCTGTAGCGTGAATATAAATAACTTATTCCCTACTCCGGTTGCCTTTTTTAAACTTGGCAGAGATTTGACTGAAACTGAATTAGAGTTTATCAAAGGTCAGGAACGTCATGCTAATGAAGGAAATACTACTAGCAATGACAGAAAGATTTTAAAGAGTAAAGAACTTACTGAGCTGCGTGATTTTATTGAAGATTCTATGTTGGAATACTTTAAGACAATACACGCACCAAAGTTTGACGTAAGTTTGTATCTAACACAGAGTTGGGCTAACTATACTGAGGCTGGTCAATACCATCACAAGCATTCGCATCCGAATAGCGTAGTGTCTGGTGTGTTCTATCCACAGGCTAATAGAGAAGTAGATAAGATTTACTTTTACAAGGATGGCTACGAGCGGATTAAAGTTCCTGCTGTTGAATACAATCCTTATAACTCTGAGTCGTGGTGGTTTGAGGTTGGTGCTGGTGACTTGATTCTATTCCCATCACACTTGACGCACATGGTTGAGACTAAAGTAGGTGACGATACTCGCATTAGCATAGCGTTTAATACGTTCTTAAAAGGTTACATAGGTTCGGACGAAAGTCTGACAGGTTTGCATTTAGGAGAAGAATGATGGCTCACTTTGCACAAATTGATGAAAACAATATCGTTGTTTCTGTCATTGTTGTTGATAACAAAGATACGGCAGACGCTAATGGCGTAGAGAAAGAGTATATCGGCGCTGCATTCTGTGAGCGATTGTTTGGTGGAACATGGAAGCAGACCAGCTACAACGGCAACATTCGCAAGAACTATGCTGGCATTGGTTATACCTACCGTTCTGACATAGATGCTTTTACTGCACCACAGCCTTACGCAAGCTGGACATTAAACGAAGATGCTCAATGGCAAGCGCCAACAGCTATGCCTACTGATGGCAAGATGTACTCATGGGATGAAGCCACTACTTCATGGATTGAAATTCAGGGGGAATAATGGGCATCCAAGCATTTACAAAACTTGGTAATACCGTAACATTTACGGCAGATACATCTGCTCCTACGGCTGTACAAGCTACATCTACAACATTGGGCGGTAATCAATACCGTATTATCAATGCTGGAACGAACATTGTATTTCTTGGTTATGGTACGGATGCTGCTACTGCTGCTGCTAATGCTGCCAATGTTGCTACATCTTTGCCTTTGTTAGCTGGCACAGACGAGATTCTAAGTTTTGTGCCTAACGCTTACTTTACTGGTAAAACAGCTAGTGGAACGTCTGTAATTTACATTTCTCCGGGTGATGGTCTATAAGGAACAATCATGCTAAAGACGGTTGTAACTTTAGGGGGCGGTGGTGGCAACGGTACAGGCACAGTAACTCAAGTTAGTACGGGTACTGGACTTACTGGTGGCCCAATTACGACCAGCGGTACTGTTAGCTTAGCAAATACGGCTGTTACTGCTGGCACTTATGGTAACGCTACAACTGTTTCTCAAATTACGGTTGATGCTCAAGGCCGTATTACTTCTGCATCAAACATCAGCATTGCTTCTGGTGGCGTAGGAACCGTTACTCAGGTTGATACTGGTACAGGTTTAACTGGCGGCCCCGTTACCTCTACAGGCACAATTTCATTAGCTAACACAGCAGTTGTTGCTGCTGCTTATGGCTCTGCTTCTCAAGTTGGAACCTTCACAGTTGATGCTCAAGGCAGATTAACTGCGGCTGCTAACGTAGCTATTAGCATTTCTGTAGCTAACGTATCTGGTGCTGTACCCAACACGGTCAATGTTATTGCTGGCACAGGCTTATCTGGTGGCGGTAACTTAGCATCTAACGTCACAGTCAGTCTTGCAAATACCGCTGTTACAGCAGGAAACTACGGTAGCACAACTCAAGTAGCTCAAATCACTATTGACGCACAAGGTCGCATTACAGCGGCAGCTAATGTAGCTGTTAGCGGTGGCGGAGGTGGAACAGGAAATATAGTTTCCAATGTTGTGACAATAACTGTTGGCGATAATATTTCTTGGACTAACTCAACTAGCGTAGTTTTGTCGTGGATTAACAATTCAAGCAATGTTGTTACGTGGACGAATACCATATATTCAGTTACTAACAATAATGCAA